TTGTTGTTGAGCCAACGGTTGTGCCGTCAACTAAAAAACCTAAGAAACCTGTTGTCAATCCGACTAAGCCAACAGGAGTTAAGATTGATGAATTTCATTCTGAGTTGTTTGAACAAATAAAGTCTGACAGGAATTCCTTTCCTGACAACACAAAAGATATTCATGGTCAGGCTTGGAACAAAGTCAAGGATTTTGTAAGTCCAAGAGATTTTGTAATACAGTTGCAAAACAAAGTCAGTCCAAAATATTTTATTGGTGAAACTAAAGAAAACATTCTTAAATTTTTGGCAGGGGAATCAAAGGCAACAACTGAACCTGCGTCCGACATTGAGAAAAAAGCAGCTATTGGTGATAAAATTGTTAGGTTTACTCACAAAGATGGAACTGGAATTCTTAACGAAAATGGGCTTGATAGATCAAAGTTAACTGATGAAGAAATGCAAGAACTTGCTGAACTTCAGACTTATGGATTGGAACAACCAAGAGATGCAACGGGTACGTTTTACTTTACTGAAGCTGGCGAGGCAAAAAACAAACGAATAATAGAGTTGTTAACTAAAGCATCCAAACAGGGTGTTGTTCGCACTGAGTCTGTTTTAGAGTCAGAACCAAATTGGCAATCATCTGACGGTCAAATTGCGGTGACCAATCCGACTACCAATCCGACTATTCCCCCCAAAAGCAAGGGCAAGAAGGGTCGTTCGTTTGAGGAGGCTATGCCTGAAATTGAACAGGCTGGCAAAGACGGCGATTACGACAAAGCCCTGAGTGAATTCCAAAGATTAAAAAAGGCAGACATCGCCAAAGCTGCTGCCGTGTTCTACAAAACAAATCCAGACCTAAGAGATGCGTTTCGTGGAGATGAAGGCCACCCGTTCATCACCAAAATGACCAAACAGCAAATGCTTGACAAGCTGGAAAGTGATTTTGACAAGTACAACGGCGACGATGCAGCAAGGGAGGCAAACGGGGAGTTGGACGTGGAACCTGTTCAGCCAACAGAGCCAGCTACAGAGCCAACAGAGCCGTGGACTAGCAAAAAGAGGACTGAGTTTCCTGCCAGCGAGTTTGGCTTGCAGCCTAGCGTTGAGCAGGTCGATTATTGGCTACAAAATAAAGTTAACGGTAAAAAGCCAGAAGATGTAGCAAGGTTTAGAAAAAATCAAAAAACAAACATTTTGAAAGAAGCAGAAGAACACGTCAAACGAATTCAGTTTATTCAAGAAAAAATTGTGCCTTTGCTTCCTAGATACAACGAGCAAGTCTCTGAAAAGAAAGCTGAAGTTTTTACTATTGGAGGTCTTTCTGACTCGTTTGTCAGAACAAAAAATGGAATATTGGATGGAGGCATTGGCAGGTCGCCTATAGAGGAAAATCGTGACGTGCCAATGCCGGATAATCAACTTGCGTTTGAAATTTACAGAAACATGGTTTCGGGCAAAATTGATTACAAAAAACTAAAAAATCATATTACTTTTGGAACTGGCTGGGGTGAAGCAAAAAAAATCAAAATAGACCAAGCAAAAACCGACAAGTTTAAATCGCTTATTGACGAGATGAAAGCGTTTGTCGAGGCTCCTGCTAAAGCACCTGCAAAGCCGACAGCTAAAAAGCCAGCAGCACCGGCGATCAAGCCAAAAGGCAAAAGCAAGGGGAAGCGCAAAAAAGGTAGGCATCCAAACTTTTCTGACAGCGCGTATGAGCGTTTGAATACTGGAGTACTGTCAAGGGAAATTTTGATTGACATGCCAGTTGGTGATTTTATAAAAATGGCAGAAACAGCCGAGCCAATCCAAAGCAAAGTAAAGGATGTTGAAAAACTTCTTGATGAGGGAGTTCAATTCAACGACATACCATTTTTGGAATTTAATAATGACCAAAAAGGCAACGCAAAAATTGTGGGTCACGAAGGAAGGCACAGAGCAAGAGCATTAAAAAAGCGTGGAGTAAAAACTATTCCAGTTGTTTTAAAATCAGTAGCAGGAGAAACAATTAGGTGGAGCGAGCAGGCTGATGCAGGCAATTTTGATCGGATTAGAGGAATGTGGCCTAAAGTTTTGGTTGAACAAAATTATGACGATCTAAAAACAGGCAAGAGAAAAGAAGGCAAGGCAACTATACCGTTCCCAGTTAAAGACCCTCTTGCCGCAGTGCCGCCGCCGATCAAACCGGCAACTCCACCTGCATTGCCGCAAACTATTTATAGATTTCGCGACCGAGACAGCAGTGTTGGTGAAGAAGGATTATACGAAAAACTCCAAAAAGAAGGCAAGATATATCGCGGGATGACCGAAACAGAGTATGTAAAAACTGTGGCGGTCGATGGAATGATAAAAAGCAGGCAAGATTACTCCGTAAAAGGGGAAGGTACAAGTTTTTCTGAACGAATGCACGATGCGGAGTCGTATGTTAACACGGGACGGGACAATCCAAATAAAACTGGAAAACCTACCTATATCGTTGAGGCTTCGCGTGGTGACTTAAAAGAAACCAGAGATGGATACGTTAAATCCCAAGTTCCGATTAAAGCTGAAAGAGTTTGGAAAATTGATTCTCATTTAGGGGCTTTATTTGGCAAGCAAATTCCAGTCTATCAACCTTCAGCTAAAAAGACACCTGCATTGCCGAAAGCTCCGAAGCTCACAAAAGCTCAGGAGGTTGCAAAAGACATTGCAAATATTTCGATGTATCGGGGTTCAAGGTCAAACGAACCAGAGCAACTTGCGGAGGAATTTTCTTATTTTATATCAAACGAAATGTTTGCAAAAACTTACGGAGACGTTGCCGAATTTAATTTGCAACTTAAAAACCCAAAGATAGTTACAGATCAGGAATGGGGAGATTATGACACGCAGATGTCTCGCGAATCTGAGTTGGGTCGGCAAACCGGCAGAGCATTGCAAGCTCTTAAAAACCAAGGCTTTGATTCCGCAGTTTCAATAAGAGAAACACTCGCTGGCAAAATGTACGTTGTTGTTGCTTTATCCAACACGGCAAAGTTGGGCAAACCAGAAATTAAGAAAGATCAAACTGACAAACTCGAAAAAGTTGCAACCAAAGAAGAAATTCTTGAGTCTGCTCGAAAAATAATTGAAGAAAACCCTCGGTCATCTGTTGAATCAATTTTTAAAGCAAACCAAGACGTTGTAGAAAGTCAATTTAAAGACATTGATTCGTTTGAAGACGGACTTGCGGATTTTTCCGACAAGCTAAGAGAAGCAAAACTGCAAGAAGAATTTAAAGCTAAAAAACAAAAACAAGCGAAGCCGACAGAGCCATTGCCAGAACCTTTGCAACTTGGCGAACGCGATTACGTTGGAATGCTCGACAACATGGAGCTTACTCCAGACCAGCAAGCACTTTGGGATGATTTAAAAAATGCAGTTTCTCAGCAAAAGTTAGGTTTTCCAAAGCTAGAAATCGTAAATGAAATTATTAACAGCAAGGGAAAAGTCTTTAAAGCACACGGAGGTTACGATCCAAAAAACCATACAGTTCAGATTAATAAACAACAAGCAACTGGTTATTTGCCAGAAGTGCTTTTGCATGAGCTTGTCCACGCGGCGACACGGCAAGCAGTTAAGATTCATGTATCTCAAGGGTTAAAAATTGGTGAACTCGCTTTTGAAGGCGATCCAATAACGCAAAAAAGTAAAAGGATTTATAACCGGCTAACTGTAATTGCAAAGGAAGTAGAAAACTCCTTTATTGGAGAAGAATACGCTGAGTCTAAGCGACTAGCTGGTCTTCCCTCTCAACAGTTAAATGAAAATGAGCTTATCGCTTATGCACTTAGCCGTCCAAAGTTTAGGAAATACTTATCTGGAGTAAAAGTTGCAGGCGTAAAAGCCAAAGCCGAGTTGCGGAGCAAAAACCTTCTTGATGCGTTTATGGATTTCATTAAAGACGCACTTGGACTTAGCAACAGATCCATTACGGCGTTGCAAGAAGTAATGCAAATGTCCGACACGCTTATGCAGGAGGAAATTGACGGCGAGGCAACTAAGCCGCCTAAGAAAGCCCCGCTAAAGCCATTCCCGCCTGTTAAGCCAGCAAAGGGAATCGACTCCCCTTCGTCAATAGATTCAATTGAGCGTGGTTACGACAATTTTGTTTCAGGTGGTCAAAAAAGTCCTACAGATATTGAAGCATGGTCAACTGGTTCGTCTGGAGAGGTTAACGAAAGAGGAGTAGGAGTTTCCGTTTATTACCCGCAACAAGGCAAAATAGCAAAAATTTCAGGTCGAGTACAAAAAGCGTTTGTTCAAGCTGCTAACAATGGGAAACAAATATTTATTGATTCAGGTGTTGCAAGCCTAGCCCACAAGGGCTTGAGTCCAAACCATAAAGAGGTTTTGGCTACCTATATGGAAATGATAAGCGACATCAACAAGAAGATGAGAAGAAATGTGTATGTAGTTGCTCCTGATGTTCTTGAGCTTTTAGGGAAAGACGAAACCGGAAGAAATCTATTCAAAGGCAATCCAGAAAAAACTTTAAAGCTCCTAGCGGAAAACTCTAATATTATTTGGTATCTGCAAGAACAGGGCGTTAATGTAATTATTCCAATGCAAAAGGGCGATGGAATCTTTAGTGATTTTTCTCAAGTGGTTGCAGAAACAACAGACGTAGTTGACTTTTCTCCAACAGATGGCGTGGTTTTAGGCGCACCATTTAATGACGCAGCTTGGAGTGAAGATGAATTGTTTAACTCATTAATCAGCAAAGCGATGGCAGGCTCGAAGTGGAGATTGCACTTGCTTGGGGGGGGGTCAGCAAAAACAAACAACTTGCAAAAGCGATTAAATGATGCTGGGGTTGATGTTGTCGTGACTGGCGATGCGGCAACAGAAATGAGAAATCAGGGAAATCGAAAAAGCCAATGGAGAGAAGATCAAAAGAAAAGAGGAGCCGATTTAACAAAAGAGTTAAAGAAGAAAAGCAAAGGCAAGAAGAAGGCTCCAGTTGTCGAGCCGACAGTTGCTGAGGAAGTAGATTTGTCAGGCGAACCGACAATAGTTGAAACAGCCTCGGTCAAAATAGATGGCAAAAAGATGAGAAGATTTAGAGTTTCTCTAGGAGATCGTCGATTGGTGATTGAAGAAGGAGAAGTTAAATATTCAAAATATTTTAGAATCTCCGAAGCAACTGTTCAGCCAACTTTTCAAGACCCAAAGCGGCAACCTAAAAAGAAACCAAATAAAGTTATTGTTGATGTTCGTTTTGATTTAGCTAAAGCCAAGAAAGTTGCAAAGCTATACATTCAAGGCAAGTTTGCTCCAGAAGAAGAAAGCACTTACAGGGTTAAGCCAAAAAGCAAAGATCATATTACAAATGCCGGATTGGCTGCTGTTCTTAATTCAGAGTTGGATTACAAGGGTGTCTATGACATGTTTTCGGGATTGAGATTTGAACGACCAATTGTTACCAACGGGCGATTTATAGTTGTTGTGCCAAAAAAAGACGCAAAGCAAATTTTAGCGCGAGCAAACGAAACCAAGCGGAAAGCAAAAGACAAAAAACCTCTGCCAGAGAAAGTTGTCAAAGATATGGTAGACCCTGATGTTGGGGGAGAAATGGTTGTTTTAGGTTATAGGGGTTCAAGTGTAATAAACGACAAAAGGGTTTTGTTGGGATTAAAATCTCATTCAGGTAAAGAATTTGAAAAGTTTATTGAGGTTGATAAAAAATATTACGACACAATTATGACACGTTACCCGTCTGCCATTGCTTACAAGCACAAGGAACAAGAAAACGTGGTTGTGTTTCGTGGCTATGTTAAGGGTTCGTATTTAGGATTACCGGCATACGTTGGAACAATTGCAGGGTTTGAGTCAAATTCGATTGCAAAAGACTCAAAAGCAATTGGGAAAGCATTTTTATCAGGCAAGTTAGACGAGTACACCAAAAAAACTGAAAGCAAAATGACGTTTATTGGACAAGGGTCAAAGCCCAAGTCCAAAGGCAAGTCAAAAAAGTCCGGTGGTGGACAGTCCGGCGGGAAATACGCCTCCAAGCCATCGGGAAGACCGCCAATAAACCAAAGGCCGGGTTCAGTGCCGCAAGGGATGGACACAAGGACACCTGAGCAGGAGGCTGCGGCGGTACAGTCGCGTGGGTATCCTAAGAACTGGATCAAGGCAATTATGCCAGTGGAGTTGCCTGAATTGGTTGACTTGGTAAGGCAGCTTTCTGGCGGTAAGTTGCCGAAACTTAACCACCGCTTGCAATGGAGGACGGCTGGCAATTTTAATCCAAATAATAAACAGATAAATATCAATCCAAGACTAGCTTTAGACCCACAAGCCCTTCTGCAAACACTTGCTCACGAACTAGGTCACCTAAAAGATTTTCTCGACGAAGAAACTATGGGTCGAGGAAACATACTTGGTCGTTTGTTTTCGCTGATTAACTACAGAAAAAAGCTAACCGCAGATTTGACTAGCAAAGACCAAAAACGACTGCGAAGTAAAGCAAAAAGAATTGCAGAGAGGAAGCATGGCGGCACTGCTACTGAAGCACAGATCATTGTTGAGTACACGGAACTTGTTAAGGCCGAGGGCATAATTGCAAATGACGCAATTAAACAAGAGCTTATTGCGCTTACAAAATGGTGGTCTGGCGATTATGGAAATGCCAATAAGAAGTACATTAGATACCGAGAAAGCGCAGAGGAACTTTACGCTGAAGCTATTTCCGTTTTGTTGGTAAGTCCAAAAGAGCTTGAAAACCGCGCTCCAATGTTTTATGAAACGTGGCACAAGCAATTAAACAACAAGCCTAGTGTGCAAACTGCATATCTTGAAATACAGCAATTGTTGAACGGTGATCCGATTGAGTTAGCAAAAGCGAGAACCGCCAATGTTCAAGCCATGTTTGAAGAAACTCAAGACATGGCTATGCAGCTTCGAGAGGACGAAGATGCTCGCATGGGTAGCATTTCAAAGAGCGTTAAAAGTTTTCTTGGTGACTGGCAAAACGCAATCATTGACACAAGTGCTGCCGCAAAAAAGAAAACAGGCAAAAAGCAATTTGGAAACATTACGAACGCCAAAGCTGAAGCCGCTCGCTATGCTTTAGACGACCTTAATACTAAAGACACCCTTAATTACAAATTCTTTAGAAGGGTTGATGACGAAGTGTTCCAACCATTGGTTCAAACATTTGTCGAAGGCGGGATGAGTGAAAAAGATGCTCGAATTGCTGCAAGAAACAGCCTCGGCGAATACATGCTATATCGAAGAATCCAGAATGGCGGTCGAACAAGATCGTTAAACGATCCAGACGATGTAGATGCAACATATGATTTGATTAACCCGCTTGGAATCGAACCTGCTCAAGTTCCAATGTATATGGACTGGCTGAAAAAAAGCCTTGGCAAAGATGTTTGGAGATCGCTAAATAAATCGGCTGGAATATTTAACGATTTAATTTTTGAGATTGCAGAGGATGCTGTTGATATTGGGATTTACAGCCAGAAGTTGATGGACAGTGAAATTGAACCAAACAAGGACAACTACGCAGCGTTTCGTGTTATGCACCATGCTCTGTTTTACACTGACGTTACCCCAATGATAAAAGAGCAGGTTGGAACTTTTAGTTTGGTGGCAAATCCATTTGAAGCCACGATGCTTAAATACATGAACCTTAATCGGTTGATAATCAAACAACGCGCGGCAAAGGCAACAACAGCGTTATTAAAACAGGATTTTAGCAAAGAAATTCGAAAGCTAAAACGAAATGAAATAATCAATAAACGCCAAATGGAAATGGACGGGAAAGGAATTATTTATCAATTCGAAGACGGCAAGTTAGTAAAATATTTAGTTGCCGACAACATTGCTGAAGCCTTTCAAATTCCAGCAATGGAGCGAACATTAGCTACCGTTGAGAGATTGTTGAATTCGGCGGTCTATAACGTGTTCCATCCATTGTTTGTGACGTATTCAATGGCGTTTGCACTCAAGAATCCGCTTCGCGACATAAGGAGAGCCGGAGTCAATCTGGGCGCGACAGACGGAGTTAAGTTTTGGACAGAGCTTGTGCCAGCTTACGTTGGATCGTTGAAAGAAGGGTGGGATTTTGCATCTGGTGATCCTGTGCAACTTGCTGAAGACATGATTGATGCAGGCGCAATGGACGTGCCGTTTACTCGCAGAGAAAGATTTAAAGCAGACAAAGATATTCTTTTACTTGACGAGACGTTTGTCAAAATGGGAATCATGGAAGGTAAGCCAGATTCAACTATGGGAGAAAATCTTGCCAGTCCAATTGAATTGGGCGGTTACCTAGCCGATGAATTTGTTAAGAGATCGTCCTTTATCCGAAACAAGCGAGGAAGACAACTTAAAAAGGCTGGAAAGCAGGGCAGGGAGATTGCTGCCAAAGGAATTGACACAGCAAAAAAATATACAGGTCTTGGACACTACCTTGACTTTGCAAAGAAACTTGGAGAGACGACAGAAGTTGCAATGAAAGTAGCTGGCTGGAAAGTTTTGGCTGACCGCAATCTTACGGATGCAGAAAGAGCTTACAGGGTTAAAAAGTTTGTTGGAACACCTGATTACAAACAAGCTGGAATGTATACAGGAGTTACCAACGGAATCATGATGTATTCTAAAGTTCGATGGAACGGACTTCAGGCTGATCTGTCTTTAGCAACTGACAAAGAAATAGCTTCTCGCTGGTGGTGGAGGCAAACGCTGAATTCTATTTTGCCGACAAGTTTTTCAAAACTTTGTGCTTATGGTGCGTTTGGGGTATTCGATGGGCTAGGGCAGTTGATGGGTTACGGCGACGAGGAAGGTGAAGAAAAAATAAGCGAAACCCTTGAACGATATAGAGGTAACATTTCAACATACTTCTTTACATCATATGACAGCATTCCGTTGGGATTAAGAAAACGTGAGGGCAAATGGGAGTTGATTTGGTTAAGCATTCCGCGAGATGATTTAGGTGCAACCATTTCAAAGCTCTGGTGGAACGTCACTGACATGATGATTATCGCCAGAGGCAAAGAGGTAAAAGACGGAAGCAGCATGTCTGATGCGGTTGGCAATGTGCTTGGAGACATTGTTGGAGCCGCAATTCCTGACTTAGCACCTCCGCTTCAAATTGCGTATGCCTATGGCGATTACGCCGTTGGCAATAATCCTGAATCGCCGTTCCTCGGTGGGCGAATTATTGACGACGATCATTATGAAATGGGAGGCAGTTACGCAGCAGCCGACATGCTTGAATGGACGTTTGACCAATTTGGCGTTATGGGCGCGATTGCAAAATACGGGGCTACTCCAATTTTAAATGAAAAAGGGGAAGCGGGCGGGATGGGCGGTGGAATGTCTGAACTTAAAGCGTTGGGGGCGGTGACTGGACTAAGCTCCTATTTTAGATGGAGTGACACTGGAATCCGCGAAAAAGAGTACGGCGACAAGAAAAGAAAAAAGAGAGCCGATGCGCAAAAAAGAATAGATGTTGGAAAAACTGCTAAACAAATTCGCCGAATTAAGGATAGTTTGCACGAAAAGGTGCAAAACGGAACAGCAAGCAAGGAGCAAATTAAAGCCTACAACGAAGCAGCGTTGTTTATTGGAGGAGTGGCTGATCCCGCGAGGGAAATGATGGATGAAATGAAAGCGGCTGGGAAAAGCATTAAAAGCCTGCAACAGGACGTGAACGCAGTTGGAGCTAATCTCGATTTGCTGCAAGATCCTCCAGCAAGTTTAATAGAGTCAATTGCCAAACAGAAACGCAAAATAGTTTACTCGGCAGCAGCCAGACCTCGAAAACCAAAGAGAAATGAAACGCAAAAGCAATTTAACGCAAGAAAACAGGCTTACGAGCAAAGTAGAAAAGCAGCTTACGACAAGGTTAAGCAGGCAGTTCCCGATGTAAATGACGCTGTTCAGTTGCTAGCCGAACATTATCTATACAAAAAAGGCGTAAAAGATGACGGTACGCCTATGTTTGGTATGGGAGTTGTGCGAGATATTCCAGAATTTGAAGAAGGCAGGAAATGGCTTATGAGTAAGGTTTATCGCGATTAAAGGTTGAGGCAATACACTAACGTGGTATATTGCTGGCATGAACAATCCAAATTCGATATATGTGACATTTTCAACCAATGTCTTTAATTTGCGAACTGACCAAAGCCTTACGCAAACGCAATTGGCGAACAAAATGGACACCTCGCCGGGATTTGTTTGCGATTACGAAAAGGGAAGAAGAAACCCAACGCTTGCAACAGTCGAGCGTTTTGCCATTGCTTTGTCATGTTCAGCCTCTGACCTGCTTATGCCCGCTAGCAAAGTTTAAGCCAGATTGATTGCTGTATTGTTTTCGTGTAAGCTGGTTTGTCCAAGGGGACGCGGTAAGTCGTGCCGCGAAGCAAGGAAGTGACGACCTCAGAAAATATCCCCATTTTTTTTGTACCCAACAGGAGATGGAAATGCTTGTTTTGAGAAGAAGGATTGGCGAGACAATCGTGCTTAATGGAAATATTGAGGTCACGGTTTTAAGAAACAAGGGGAAGTCAGTTTTGCTCGGCGTTAATGCTCCAAACGATGTAAATGTTGATCGTCAGGAAATCGTTAAAGCAAAAGCCAGATATGAAGCAGAAGTAAGTGAAAGGTTGTGCCATGACTAAGCAACTTTTGACGCACAGTAGAATGCAGGCGTTTAAACTTTGTAGAAAGAAACACTACTGGGCTTACGAGCTTGGCTTGCGTCGCGTGGTTGATGCCAAGGCACTTAGAATGGGATCGGCAGGTCACGAAGGTCTGGACGCTTACAAAAAGACTGGGAGTCTCGAAGCTGCAATACATGCTGTTTCGGACATGTACGCAGGGCTTCCTGAAGGCATTGAACAATACGACTGGGAAATCGAAAGGGAAACCGTTGAGTGTCTTGTCGCAGGTTACGTTTGGCGATGGCAGGACTTTAAATTTGAAGTTCTTCAATCTGAGCAGGCGTTTAATATTCCTTTGCGAAATCCATCGACTAATCGTTCGTCAACCATTTGGCAGCTTGCGGGTAAGATCGACGGAATCATTAAAATAGATAATCGAAATTTGATTCTGGAGCATAAGTTTATCTCTGATGACATTTCGCCGGATTCGGATTACTGGCGAAGATTGCAGATAGACACGCAGATCACAATCTACACTCACGCGGCCAGAGAGCTTGGTTATGAACCCGAAAGCGTTTTGTACGATGTAATTCGCAAGCCTACAATTAAGCCCTCAGCCGTGCCAGTCTTGGACGACAATGGAGACAAGGTTGTTTTAGGTGAAGATGGAAAGCGCGTAATGACAGCCCAAGGAAAACCGCGTCAAAGCGGAGACAAAGCAAAGGGCTATGTTTTGCAAACTCGTTCTATGTTTGTTGAAGAATGGTCACAAAAATTGCAATGTGACATTGAGTTGCGTCCAGACTGGTATTACCAGCGTCAGGAAATCGCACGACTGGATGATGACATTGCCGAAATGAAGGTTGAAAATTGGGAAATTCAAAAAGCTATTAGGGAAGCCCAAAAAACCAACGCCCATTTTAAGACAGTAAATTTGGGATCGTGTTCCTATTGCAGCTATTTTGGATTGTGTTCCTCAAAGTTTAAATTTGAAGATCGTGTTCCTGAAGGATTTGTTCATCTGGGTGATGTTAACCCAGAGCTTAGTTAGTTTTTAAAGAGAGTTTGTTATGTCAGTACCCAAAAAATTTGCTCCATCGGCTAGACCCTTGCCTCCTAAGACGAGTCGCAGTTCACCCGCAAAAAGTCGTGAACGTGAAAGCTCGCCAAGCAGGTCGTCAGGCATTAGCTTGGTTTCAGGAGTAGTCAGTAACCAAGGCGAAAGAATCGGAGTCTACGGCAGCGGAGGCATTGGAAAGACCGAGCTTGTTGCAAGCATGGAAAAGGTTGGAATTAAGACTTTGTTTATTGATCTTGACGAAGGAACGCTTGGTCTTGAAGTTAGTCGTGTAGCCGACAGTGATGGAAATCTCATTAGCTCGTTTGAAGCAGTTCGCGAAGTTCTTCAAAACAAGGATTTAATCAGCCAGTTTGATGCAGTTGTCATTGACACATTCACCAAACTGGAGGAGTTGATCGGCAAGCATGTGATTGAAACTGTTCCTCACGAAAAAATGGGCAAGAAAATTAAATCCCTTGAAGACTACGGTTTTGGAAAAGGATTAGTCCATGTATTTGAAAAAAGTTTGCTTATTCTATCTGACCTAGACAGCATTGCGCGAAGCGGAAAGCACGTTGTTCTAATTTGTCACCAGACAGCCGAAAAAGTACCGTCTGCTGAGTCAGATGATTATCTTGAGTATCAGCCTCGGTTGCAGTCTCCCTCTAAGACGGCAAAGCTCAGGGAAAGAGTGTTTGAATGGTGCAATCACTTTTTTAGAGTCGATCACGACAGGTATGTTGAGGATGGTAAAGTAGAAAAAGGCGATTCTCGTGCAATACATACAGTTAGAAGCACGACTGCATGGGCGAAACACAGAACGCTAGGAAGTGGCAGAGAGATTCCAGACACAATTGAATACAAAAAAGGTAGTTTTGATCTTTGGAAGGTTATGTTTGGAGAATAGATTTTGGTTTTTCTCTCGGCTACCTCATGGATTAAAGAGGAAAGTTGCTAACGGATTGGCAAGGTCGAGAGTTTTTATTTTTAGAGATGGAGAGTTAAGAGATGTCAGAAGCTAAAGCATTAAATGAAGTTGGAAAATTCCGAGGCGAAATTTTTGATTATGAACTAAAGGAATTTGATTCGGGTTCAGTTGTAGTCAAACTTCACATTGAACTTACTGAGGTGTTTGAATCTGGAGGATGGTTTGCGTTTGAACCTGCGACCTTTATTGCTGACGTTTGGGTGGTAGGCAAAAAAGGTCTGCAAAAGACTGCCTGTCAGAATCTTATCGAATACGCTGGCTGGTCAGGTTCGTTTGCGTCAATTGTTGAACGCACTTGGCATCCAACGCCGATAGCGGTCGAAACCGAGATGAACGAAAAGTATGGATTGCAAACTAAATACATAAATCCATATGAATCGGGTGGTAGTAAGACTGAAGGTGTTTCGGCAGACTCGGCAAAAAGTCTTGACAGCCGTCTTGGAGGGCAGCTTCGCTCATTGTCTGCTAATTCTGCAATGAAAGAGACTCCAGTCCCTGCCAGCAAAATGACCAAAAAGCCTGTTGCTGACGAAAACATCCCATTTTAGGAGCAAAAAAATGTCAGGTGAAGAAGATCGCGAATCCGTTTCGCATGAAGAAATTTTGGAACTGAACAAGCATTTGCTAAAATATCACCATCCATGCGATGTATCTGCACCAGCCAAATTGCCTCCAGCAGAAGAAACATTGAAGGAGGACATTACTTACATAAGACAAGCATTAGTTCGTCTGGAGGATGATTTAGAAAGGATTAAAATAGATGTCCAATGCCAAAAAAAATCGTGCAAGGGTTGTTCTTGCTGAACACATCGTTGAAGTTTTTGACATTCATGTTAAATATCATCCTCGCGAAAAACTTAACAAGGCAAAACGCGATTTAATTAGGAATCGGTTGCGAGACGGTTATTCGGTAGATGATTTAGCAATGGCAATTTTGGGAATTCACAACACGCCTCACAATCTTGGCGAAAACGAAAGGAGAACAAAGTATCTAGGTCTTCATGTTTCGATGAGGTCGGAAAATGTAGATCGCTTTATTGAATTTGGCGAGGAAGTTTATGAGAAAAGGAAATTAAAAGCCTTGTCTAAACAAAAGCAACTTGCTCGCCAAACTAAGCAACTCGCTTCTCACAGCAAAGTAGAGATTTCTCAAGAGCAACGAGAGCGGGAGGCTAAAGAATTTAGGGCAATGGTTAAAAAGGAACTAGGTCGATGAGGCCAATTGAACCTAATGAAACCAAATGGGGGCGGCGAGGGTCGAAGATCGAAAACAGTGTTTACGTTCGCGACTTTTGCCGCCTTTGCTCTGACCCCATTAGGGTGACAAAAATTGAGCTTGGTAATGCCAGCCCAGCTTGCAGTCAATGCAAAGATCGTGACACGGCTTTTCTGGCTTGCGGCTCATGGAACAAGCAGGCTTGGTTGACTGACCGAGCTTATCACGGAAGGCTTTACGATTGACTCCAACCCAGCGAACATTGAAACGGTTTCGAGAAGCAGGCTACCATTGTGAAGTTGTTGAGAGGTGGTGTCAGTTCAGTAAACGGCGTAAAGACCTGTTCGGTTTCATTGACATACTCGCAATAAAAGAAGGTCGCATAGTTGGAATTCAGGCGACCAGCGGCGGCAACACTTCTGCTCGAATTAAAAAGATAAACGAGGAACCGAACGCTAAAAAGTTTCTTGACGCTGGGGGCGTTATTATTGTCATCGGTTGGCGACCGCTTGTTGCACGAAAAAAGGACGGCACAAAAGCGCGCCGTCCTCGCTGGGCTTGCAAAGTAAAACGTGTTAGATCAATCCCTCCCGCCTAAGAATTCTAGTCACCTGCTGGTGATGCCATTTGTTTCCGCTTCGCGTAGGAATCTTTTCCCCGTCAAGCCACTTTGCGATTTGCCGGTAGCTGTCGCCTTCCTTCCACCGTTGCTTAATCGTGTCGATGGTGGCAATCTCCTCGTAGTCCTTCACGGACTTTAGCCGGTCGCTTGGGTCTGGCCTTAAACCGTAAGGGCGGTCGTGATAATAAATGTGGGGGTCTTTTTTATTCATCTACATGTCCTTCCTCGTTTGCATAAAAAGTTTCATGGTCTTGCACGTCAAATCCCAAAATCAAAACCTCTAAATATTGCGGATGAGTCCAAGTAATAGGAATGACAACTACCAGTTCGTCAAGTCGCTTCGCATCGCTGTGCTTTGTCAAAAACAGTTCCGATGCCAGCCTAGTTTTAAAATAAAGTTTGAGCCATTTGTCTGACATCGTAATTCCCTCGTCAAAAAGTCTTTGACTGAAAAGAGGGTCGCCAGCAATTAACATGTTTCTGGCGATATGTCGAAACTGAGGCCGACCTAGAAAATATTGCAACATGCTGTGCAAAGTCGATTCGTTTTGAATGTCTGTCAGGTTGGTTAAATATTTGGTCATTTCATCTCCAATGGTAAAAAAAGGGGCTGCGCCCTACCCCCTCACGATCATTTCGTGAGGCTCGGCAGGACAACAGCCCAACAGAATCGCAGCCTGCTAACCGAAAATCACTTCTTTAAACAGGCAGAGTTGCAAAAAAACGTCTGAGGTTTCAGCGTCATCATCTTGCCCAACCCAGTTAGCGTAATGCTTTGGGTGCTTCTCTCGAATCAATTTGATACCGTTCCGAATTTTCTTTTCGGTAAGGTTGTGGACTTCGCCGCCATCAGATTCCGTCAAATGAATTGCCAGCTTGCCGCCAATGAACGGCGCGAGTGCATATGACGGATAGTATTTGTTTGGACGCTGTTCCAAATCGTAAGAGCCTTTCATCTCAACCGATTCGATCCAATAGTTACTTCCCCCCTCCCAAGCACCCGTAAGTAATTCCAAAATATCATTCACGGAAAAAACATCAATCATCCGGCCTAAGTCTAATTCCTGTTTCTTACTCATCTTTTCCATCTCCAATAAAAGTTAAATTTCTACTCGTAATAACGGCTTGTCGAATATTCCGACTCGCCCAATTCGTTTTCGATTCTCACAGAATAAGAATCCTCGCCGTCCACCTCGCCAAAGACGCTGTTGGCATCGTCAATGCCACGCTGTTCGCAGTAATCGAGTTGCTGCAAGCAAACATCGCCGTGGATCTTCTTCGCCTCTTTGGTCTTTGCAATGGCGAGTTGCTTCACAGCGGCCAGCGCGGCTTCTGCTTCGGCTTCCGTCTTATAGCTCACATGAGCCACGGCAGTCACCGTTGAACCCCACCAGCCGCCTTCCTCTGCTCCACCGTACCAACGCTCGGTTAAATACAGTGTGCAATACCAATCCTGCACTGGCTTGGCATCGGGCAAAGCCTGTTCAAACGCTTTTTGAATATCACTCATTTCCGTTGCCTGCTTTCTTTATCAATTTAAGAATCTTCGCCACCTGTTTTTTCTTTTGAATTTTATCTTCAAGTAATCCCAGTTCGATTCGCAACTCAACAACACGTTGACGGAGATTTGGAATTTGGTGGGTTTGAAGATGGTAAATTCGCCGTTCTTTTCGCGCGATTGAATCACGCAATTGTTCAGCGTCACTATCATCACCGCTTAACATTCCCATTATTTTGCAAACTCCAACTTAATTGAGATGGTCTGGGTTGGCTGCTCAGACCATACGTTCGGGACACTCGTTTCAATTACGGCGCGCTGGCTTGTCGCTTGGCAGCCGCACAGCAGTCCGACCGTCAGCAGCAAAATCAACAAACCAGCAAACAAAATAAATCCCTTGCAATCATTGTTTCTCATCATCATCACTCCCTTTAAAAATTTTAACCATGTCCACCAAAATGACGGCGATACTTCCAACCATCGCCGCGTAAACAACCAATTTAAAAATCAACATCGCAAATTAAATCTCCCTTCAAAAAACCAGTAAACAACAGAGCGACCACCGGCGAGCGGTGGGCGCGTGTCGATCTACTGACCTAGTACACTTTCCTGACCTCCGTCACATACCGATCAGAGTAGCCGCCTTGTTTGTTGCACGCTCTCATATCACGCTCGCAACACTTGCTTGCCGCTTCCCGTGTTCGATGATTGATGCCGCATGCCCCTCTCACCGATCCGTTGCAAGTCCATCGGACTTTGGCTTGCCGCTTGACTTCTTGCAAGCACGCGCCCGCGCCGTAGATTCGGACTAGCATCGTCCAATGCGCGTTCCGGTCGAGAGGCAGGTTTTTGGCGATCATTTGATTTTCCCATTCAAAATCATCTCGCGGAGCTTTCCCGGCGAGATACTGTTTCACTGCTGTTTCAATGCTCATTTGTTTTCCTCGGTTCTTTCTATTCGATACACTTCTTGAATCCGCAAATTTCGTTTGTAACTCCAGTCTTTGACCAAACCAAATTGAACGGCGAGAACGTGCGACCGAACAAAAACCAGATACCGATGGTCACGCGGCAACTGGATTGTTTTGGTTGTCCTTCCCTTCACGCTGTGGAGGCCAATTTCGACCGCCTTGCAATTTTGCTCTCGCATTAGCTTGTCTAGGTTCTCGGGATGTTGGAGCCAAAACCCGTGACCGTTCCTACGTCCCGCGCGTCTCAGCGCGTCGTGAGCTTCCGCGTAGCTGATGCCCGTGACAATCGCGTAGGCGACCACAGTACAGTCCAGCTTCTCAATTTTCGTGAGCTTGTTTTTGCGCAAATACGATTTTCGCTGTTTAATTAGTTGGCTTGGTATTGGCATTAGTCGTCCTCGCTTAAGATTTGTAGTTCTCGATTGAGCCGTTCGACCGCCCGCCGACTCGCGCGGTGGTTGGTGATGTCGTACATCGTTAATCCGCTCATTGTCGCGCTAAACTCAATAGCTTCCTGACGTTGAACCTCGTCGGCTATTTTGTTCCGGATTGCTTCAATCTGTTTTTGTTTTTGGTTTGTCATTTTTGCGCCTTCTATTTATGTTTAGGGAGTAAAACCAGATCAACTAGGGGCGAACAGCACGCGGTGCAGTCGCCGCACTTGCGTTTGGGTCTGGGGTCGCTTGCCGCTCTAATTTTGCCACATACAACAACCGTCTTACCTTTCGCCCGTTCAGCCCGTGCGAGATCATGAGCCGCCGCGATTCGAGCGGGGTAACCGTCCAACTCCTCGCCGACGATATAGCTCGTTTGCTGGCCTGCTTTTCGACGCTGAACCGATGCGAGAGATTGAAGCGATTCGCGGATAATGAACGGCACGCCCCAGCGGTGGAACCAAGCGCGGTAGAATTTTACCTTTGTTGGTGATTCGAGAAAAATTTGTAGCTCGTTGTTGGCTTTGTAATTCTCAATCACGAATAACTTAAGCGCGTCCATGTAGCCCGGACTCTTAAGCGCGTCCGCTGGATTCTTGAGCGTGCCTAGCTTGGCAATTCGGATGAAATAATTTCGGATTCTGCGGACGGCTAAGGTGGCCTGATTAAGGGCGCGGGCTTGGTTTGCTTGTCGCCGTTTCATCTTGGCGGCTAACAATGGGTATTGGTTCTCGATTGCTTCCGCATAGCAATATTTACCCTTGGCTTTACATCCATCGTCGCAATCATCGCCGCCGCTAATGGTGAGACTAATCGACGCGGAAAACTCATTTCCGCATCCCAAGCAATCCAGCCCGTCCGGTGCTTCTGTTGACATCTTTGAGACTCCATCTCTGAGGAAAGAAAAAAAACGGGCTTAGGTCGCGACCTTCGCGACCCTCGCCGGTTGTTTCGCTTGCCGGTTAGTTATCGCATTTGCGGAGGATTACCCCGCAGACCTCACAAGGGTATCCGTTGCCCTCCTCATACTCGGTTTCGTAACAGGGGGCGGGTGCGCCGTCAGTTAGTTCGTCCCCCTTCGGATCGCCGTTGTATGGTTCTAGGGACTCCAAAGCGGTTTCGGGATCTTCCGCGCACTCTGTGCAGAGATCATAGGTGCTGGAGCCGTTGCCCGTTCGCTCGCCCTCCAGCCGATACCATTCGTTGACCGCCGCGCCGTCATTTGCTAATCGTGGCATTACTCGCCCCCTTCCGTGATCTCGTTCGAGTTTGATCGTTGGCTGCTGTACCGCGAAGAAGCGGGGCGAGTCCACGTTAGATCCTCGCCGGTTATGTCGTTGGCGATCAATTCAGCTTCCCAATTAGTCGCGGCGGTGACGGTTGAGACGTACCAAGTTAACGCCCCTTGGATTCCGATCAGTAGCCAGCGATCAGAGTCCGGGACTCGTTGCAGCGAGTAACGCAAGCGGGTGACGGGTGGACGTAGTGCAGGTGATGTAATCATGTGAGTCTCCATCTCAAAAGGTTAATCGGCTGGCAGCGTGCCAACCGTGCCACAATATCCTATCGTCGGTTGTCGTATCAATCAACAGTTTAATTTGGAATCTCGCATCGCGTGCCAGCATCGCCGAGCGGGCGGCCTCAGTCCATCGGCTGGGCGGCGCGGCTCGTTGACCGGCCTTGCCCGTTTCGGCTCGATTTGGCTGGTTTGCGGCTCGCGCCCTACCCTCTCAGGCTCATGAGATCACGCCCAACCGCACGAACACCCGACAAAAACCGCCTATGCGATAATCGCCAGAGCAATGCTTTGTCCTGGTTGTCGTAAATTTCGCACACCCTGCGGGTGATTTCCAAAGTTTTCCGAATCGCCAAATGTTGCGAATCGGACAAGCGGTGTACAGGTGAACAGGTGGACGGGTTGACAGCGGTGGACGGGTGACCACCGGCACGGGATCGCAAGCGGTTGGATGCAGTGTGCCATTGTCAAGGGGGGGCGAGGGGTCAGCAGCGCGACGGGCTGGCTTGGCTCGCCCACCTGCCATCCCTGATCCCCGTGTCCGCTCCCATCGCCCGGACTAATGGCCGTTGTGCAGGCGTGCTGATGGATGGGAGGCCAGAGCGTCAACGGCTCACAGGGTGGACGTGAGGACGTGCAGGCTAGCCGGTGATCTGGTGGACGTATGACGTACAGCGGTGGACGGATGGAGGGTGGACGGATGACGGGTGGACGGATGCAGGATCGACCGCCAAAACTGAACCGAGAGGGGCGGGCTTCGTCGCGTAACTTCATATATGTCCTCAGAACACCAGACATAAAAATCCACTGTTAAGCTGGGTAAGACGGACAGATCGACCGACAGATTGACCGACAACCGGACGGATCGACCGACAGCCTGTTCACTTGTTCACTTAGCAAGGTGAACGGGTGAACAAAGTAGGAGTCCCGTAAAAAAATATGCGAAAAAATAATTTGACCCTTATCTGCCAGCAGGCACTTGCTTTGTATGTTTGATGTGTAAAGATGCACCAACATATTTGTAGTGGCACAATTCTATTTGGGGACGACATGGACGACATGGACGACGAAGATCGAGAAGCACCGATAATTTCACGGCACGACAGGCTAAACGGGATCATTGATTTGACGGAAAGGGTCAACAATGTTGAGGATAACGAGGGTCTTAGGCAGACGATGGGGATGCAGCAGTACGACAGAGCTTTGATTGGCTATTACTACGTCCCGCAGCGAGACGAGAACGACGAGGGAGGATACAGGGCGGTTTATTCTATGCAGGGCATAGTTGATTGCCTTTGCGAAGACATGACGACAGAAGAAGCTATTGAGCATTTTGAGTACAATATTGCTGGGTCGTTGGTTGACAGCGAAGATGTTTACAAAGATACCACCCGACCGCTTATGCCTTTGATAATTTCAACTTTCCCAGAAGACGTGTAGCGTCATAGCAAACGTCACAATGACCTCATAATGACAGGAGATGAACGTGGAGATTTACCTTGGAAAAACCGTGATTTACGAGCCTGCTGGCGGTATGCAGTACCGTGGCATGAAGCTGGTAGCGGTCATAACTCGCGTTTATGAAAACGAGCGTGTCAATCTGGCGATATTCGACCCTACGGGCAATATCATGCAGAACCCGCCGACAAACATCGGGATTGACCAGTTAAGCGAAGCCGCGCCCGAAGTACATGCAGACGATTGCCTTTGTGGTAGATGTGTTGAACGGCGTAACTCAGAAACGCAGGCATTAGAGGAATTAAGTGGAATGATTGAAACTCTCCAACCCCCAATGGGAGGTGTTCCCAACATTCCTTTTGACAAATCAGAGTTACCGGCTGGGGCGAGAATGGTCGAGCATCGACCTGCGACCCCAGAGGAAATTGAAGCTGCGAAAGCAGGGATTGTAGAGTTTGGTCAAATGAAAAGTCCTAAGAAACCCGTAAAAAAGCCTGTAAGAAAGCCTGTAAGAAAGCCCAAAAGTCCTCGCAAGCCTAAATCGGGGTACTAATGGTTTCTGAAGAAAAGGAAAAGAAAGCTGACGTTCGCGCAGCTATTGAGTGGGCTTGGTTGAACTACGACAGGTGCGTAGTCAGGGATGAACGCAATATTGCCATTGCTCTGGATTTTGAGAAGGCAACTGACAATCCCCCTGAAGGCGGCAAACAGTTTTTAGACCTAGCTTTTACTAACAAAGTGGCTTTTTACAAGGATTTTGTAATGAAGGCTCTAGGGACGGACATTGACTCTGAGGATGAGATTTCCACTAAAGAACGCAAATCTCTTGAAGAATTGACAAAACTCCTTAAAAAGTACGAAGAAGTTTCATCTAAAAAGTAATTAGCGCATGAAAAACCGCATCGGGTTGGGTCACAGTCGAAAGGATTAAACTGTACCGATGCGGCAATGTCGCCCAAGCCATTCACGATTAGGCAGAAAGCAGTTTACCATGACATTTCGTTTGTTCAAGTACGATCCCGTTGATCTTCCAGTGCGAGAAATTTCCTTTAAAGACCTTGATAACAAGGCTTTTTGGTGCAAACACGGTGAGGAAAAAGAAAAAGCATTTGTAAAATATTGCAAAAGAACAGCTTCAAAATACAAAATTCAAATTCATCCAGAGAAGAAAACCAATCCTTATCATCCCGATTTGCTGGTAAAAGTTAATGGTGTTGAGCAAATTGGTGAGGTTAAGGTCAAGAACTCCCCATTCTTTTTTGCAGAGAAACACGGGGTTAATCCTCAATTTGCACTTACGATGGATTTAAAGGATTCCTTTAATTACACACGTCTCCTGAATGAGGGAACAGACCTGTTAATTTTCATTTGGGTGAGGTGGGAAGCCCATGTTATGATTTGCCGTGATGAGGTTTACAGGGTTAAGCCGATGCAGGGCATTTGGGTGACAAACTTTTCAAAGCTGAGAGCTTTGCAAACTGGCAGCAATCCTCCCGAAATACACTGGTATAAAGCTCCGTTTCGGCAATCTCGGTCGTACAAATACGGTCAGGAGCCGGAGTTTGCAACAAAACTTGCCGACTTTGATCCACGTCTGAGCCGTCCAGACGGCACTGTAAAAGGAATTTCTTCCAATGGATACATTCGTTCCGGGCAGATTTACTATCCATCCGGGCAGTCTTCTGCAAGCTACGTTTATAATCTCAAAGACAGTTCAGTTTTTACTCCAGCAATTTATGGAGGACGTTGACATGTTTCTCAGAAAGTGTAAGTTTAAAGGCTTACCGACTGTACCCTAGTTGATAAAGAAGGACGTTTGATGATCTCTCTGCTAGTGAAGGGTACTCACTAGGCCACCGGAGAGGTCGTCAAACGTCCTTTTTTTGGCTTATTCTGGTTGTTCCCAGTTGCCAAACCCAAATCCAAGGACATTCACGTAGCGTATCCGGCTCCAGTGGAAGGCATCACGACCATCCCGTACCCAAAGAACTACGAAAAGCACCAACAATGAACAGGGGTCACGCCCGTTGGCTTTGCAAGGTTGCATTTATTAGATAATGGAAATGCAGCGTCCCTTGGTGTAGCTTTTAGCTACACTTCCTCTTTAGGAGTCTTATGTTTTCATTTATTCGGTGTTTGCTGTATACTTCGGATTAAATCCAAGTTCTTGGTTAGGGAAAGACAATGATACGCTTTGTTTTAATTGCAGTAATGTCGGTTGCGATTGCAGGTTGCTCAGAGGAAAAGCTCGACACTGAAGCCCCGTCGATTCCAGTTCTGGAGTTTGATGGCTTGGCTCAGGATTGCTTTGACGCATCAGTACGCATTCGCAGTCGCAATTCAATTGGTTCAGCCTCGGCGGTAAAATACCTTAAAACCGTAGATTCGACGGTTTCGACAGTCGATAGTGTGCTTGATGCTACGCATGTTGAGTTTGAAACTAACCGGCATGTTGCCGGAGATCGAGGAACCAGACATGTGGTTGACGTTTGGTACGAAGGTAAGTTGGTTTCGAGCGTAAATTGCCAAACCGACGATTCTTGGTTTGAATCTGGCATTTCTAAGGATATTGCAACAATAGTTGTGTCCCTAGAAACACTTGGCGGCGCGGTTCCAATTGTGCCTTCTGCTCCCTACGGAGAAGCCGATCTTAAAGCTGGTGAAAAGATTTTCACTGTCGGCTGCTCGGACGGTCGCGTTCCTCGGGCAAGGTGCGGTTCAATCTTGCAAGTTTCAGACGGATTGATTTACTATATTCCGAAATCCATATCCGGCGATTCAGGGTCGGCTGTTTTTAAATATTCAAGTCAACGAGACGCTTGGGAGGTAGTAGGGCGAACTGCATGGGCAATGCAGGTTGATGGGAGGTGGATAGGGCTTGCAATGACATCAGATAGAGTAGCGGACATTCGGGCTGGTCGTGTCTCTGCTGGTAATTTTGACTTGCCTGAAGGTGCAGTATCCCTTTCAACAATTTGCAGTAGCTTGCCGGAAGGAGCCGTAACGTGCGATCAAGTAAAGCATGTTGCTATGCAGGACGAGACTGAACTCCCCAAGCGTCTTGAAGTCAGCCGACAACGAAGGTGGCGATTTCCTATTCGTGGTGAAGATATTCGCCAGAAACCAGATCGCCAGAATCGAATACGGGAATGGTCAATTCTTGGCGGCATTGCTGATTTCTTTCGGTCGCTTATCCGTTTTGCTATGTGGGCGGCAATTATTATGGCTGTGTTGGCGGCTTGGGTAGCCCCGACAATTCTTACACCGTTGAAATACGATTGGCCTATCCAATTCGTAAAACTAATATTAACCAAGCTGAGGAAGTAGCGATGAGAACCAGAAATTTAGTGTTTGTTGTTTTGTTTTTGCTGGCTGTTCCAATTGGGCTAGTGGCGTGTGACTTAATTGTTCCCCAAGAGCCAATTGAAGTTCCAATGGTTGTTGAAACGCAAATTGGTCAAACTTCTTGCGAATCATGTTTGCAAGGTGTTACCAGTCGAGTTGTTGACAGAGTTGTGTTTGAACGTCCAGTCATGGAAAAAGTCGTACAGGTAACAAGGGAACGCCGTGTTCGCCGAAAGCCAGTGCGTTCTCTACTTCGTCGTTTGCTTCGCCGATGAGCAAAACAAGCCCGTATTACGATTTAGTACCAAAAAAAATCGAAGACAATCTAAGATGGAGAGCTAAATGGCGAACAGACGCGATGAAAGATAAAATTCTTCAACGCGACTTTCGCCAAATGGCGATGGATGATGTCTTGTTTTTCTTTGCAGCGTTTTGCTGGGCGTTTGAGCCTCGGTCGGCAATTAAGATTCTTCCATTTATTCCGTGGAAGCACCAAGAAGACGTAATGATTGGAATGGATTCGGCTGTTGATGACGCTGAAACACTTTACGAAACAACACAGACCTGCCTTGACGTAGTTCTCGACAAAAGCCGTGGTCAAGGCGCGACGTGGATGTATTTAATGATCTGCCTTCGCCGTTGGCTGCGAGATGATATGTTTTCGGCGGGGCTAGTGACTCGTACTGAACGGCTGGTCGATTCAGACCGTGACCCTGATACTTTAATGTGGAAAATCATCTGGGCAATGAAACTGTTGCCAGCTTGGATGATGCCGGAAGGATTTATATGGTCAAAGCACAGGAACGTAACCGAACACAGTCTGTTAAATCCTCAAAATGGAGCATCTATTGTTGGTTACGCTGCAACTGGAGACGTAGCACGCGGTGGTCGAAAAACCTTGTTTTGCATCGACGAAATTGGGGGCAAAGAGTTTATTACTGGCGGCAAAGACATAGAGGTAATGAACTCAACACAGCACGTTGCGAATTGCCGGTTTCTCGTATCGACGTTCGGTGGAGATACGGGCGCGTTTTACGATGCCGCTCAAGACGCAAAGGTAGGCGACAGTGATGCCGTTTATTTGGTCTTGGATTGGAAAGACAATCCAGTTCAAAATCGCAAGCAATATGTTTTTAAACATGGAACGATTAGAGATGTTAATCCGAAAAAGTATGGCGGCAAACTAACCGAAAAAGAAATTGCTTTGATACGGACTCAGCATTCAAAATTGTCTCGCCGAGGATACAAATGCACTGATGTTATAAGAAACATTTGGTACAACCATCAATGCTTGCGACCCGGAGCCACTCCTAGAGGTGTTGCTCAAGAACTTGATAGAAACCCAAAAGGAGCGGTTTCAAAAGTAATTTCGGCAGAAATTATTAACAAAGCAAAAGCCGATCACGCTCGACCGCCGGATTTCAAAGGGCGACTTTTAGTTGACATGGAAACGGGGATGCCGGTCGAGCCTTATTTTGTTGATGATGAAAGCGGCGAGCTTTCTCTTTGGTTTAAGCCAGACCTAAATGGAAAACCTCCATTTGGGACACATTCAATTGGAATTGATATTGGTGGAGGCACGGGGGGCAGCTACACAGCAAATTCAGTTTGTTCAGTGATAAATAAAATGACCGGCGAACAAGTTGCTGAATGGTCAAGCAATTTATCAGAGCCGCGCCGGTTTGGAATTATCTCAGTTGCTTTGTGCCGTTGGTTTTACGATGCCGTTATGATTCCTGAAGCTAACTTTAGCGGTGGATTCATGAAGGTGGTTGAAGACGAGCTTTCTTATCCAAAACTGTGGCAAAGGGAAACCCAGATCAGTGGATTGAAGAAATTGACCAAAAAAAATGGTTTTTGGATGACTAACGACGACACGAAACTGGCTTTGTTTGAAGGAATGGTAGCGGCAATAGCGATGGGGACGTTTATTCCAAGATCGCAAGAATTGCTAGAAGAATGTGGGCAATATGAATGGAAAAACGGCAAAATAGTTCACGTTGGCTCGACAAAAAGCGATGATGAAGGTGCAAAAGGCAAGTCTCACTCAGATCGAGTAATTGCGGCGGCATTGGCAATTTACGAAATGGGAGAATCAGTTTCGCAGGATCAAATTGTAGAAATATCCAATGAAGATGCCCCAGAGGGGTGCATGGCAAGACGAATAGCTCATTTTGATCGAGCAAAAAATGCTACAGGCGATCCGTGGATAGAGGCAAGACTTGACATATTTGGTACACTAGGCTCGGAGCATGTTGATACATGGCATTAAACCGTGATTGATTTAACATCAGAAATTCACATTCAGCGTCTATTTGCTGCAATTGATTCTTCCAGAGATGGCATGAAACCGTTTCGGGAAAATAGAACATCAATGCTCAAAGAGTACGTTGGCAGTCATTACAATGGGAATGGTGCGCCATATGAGGTAATTGTAAACCTTATAGCCCAGACAGCCGATGTTTACACGATTGGGCTGGCAGCTAACAACCCAAAAGTTAACATCACTACAAATTCAAGAGAGCTTCTCCCATTTGCAAATCGTTTCAAGGTTGGGATCAACAACCAAATAAAGGAAATGAGGTTTTCGCAAACTCTACAAAGTATTGTGTTGGACTCTTTGTTTGGTCTTGGTATTTCCAAAACTCATTTAGCCGAATCCGATCCAATTCAATTGGATGATGATGTCTGGGCAGATGTAGGAAAGATTTACGTTGGAAGAATTTCTTTAGACGATTTCGTAATGGATTTAACGGCAAAAGAAGTTCGCCGTTGTAAGTTCATGGCTGACGAATATCGAGTTTCATGGGAAACTTGCAAAAACCATGAAGCGTTTGACAAAGATGTTCTCAGTAAAATGAGTGCTACTTCAAAACAAAATAGAAGCATAGAACAAGCAAATGACATTTCAGCAGGCTTGTTAACTGATGACGATGAATATGAGCCAATGGTTGACCTAATTGACGTTTGGCTTCCAGAGATAAAGTCTATTGCAACATTCCCTTTAAATTATCCAACTAAACCTTTAGCAGTTCTTCCGTGGGATGGAGCCGAAGGTGGTTGTTACGACTTGCTAAGTTTTTCAGACGTTCCAGACAACGTGCTTCCATCTTCTCCGATGTCAAACCTGAGAGCTTTGCATGATCTTTACAATGGACTTATTCGAAAGCAATCGCGTCAAGCTAAACGCCAAAAAACAAACCCTGCTTATCGACCAGATGCACAAGACGATGCAACACGACTTAAGCAAGCTGGTGACGGAGAATGGGTAAAAGTAAAAGACCCTGCTGGAGTTAATGTCATCAAACAAGGGGGCGTTGCACAAGAAAATGTGGCGTTCTCGATTGGAATCATGGACTTGTTTGACCGGCAAGCTGGCAATCTTTCGGCAATGGCTGGCTTGGGCGCACAGGCTGGAACCGTTGGGCAAGAAGAATTGATCCACGCTGCCGTTTCTCGAAAAGAAGCAAAAATGCAGCAAAGAGTTCATTCTTACACCGCAAGCGTTATGAGTAAAATTGGTCACATGATGTGGGCTGATGAGTTTTTAGAATTGTCTGGAGAAACTGAAGCAATTGCCGGTTCTGGAATAATGGTTGAGTCCTCTTGGACTCCTGAGCATCGAGAAGGTGATTTTTGGCAATATAACTTTGACATAATTCCTGGGTCTACAAATTACGAATCCACAGAAGCTAAGGTTGGCAAAATAGAAAGAGCAATGGAAAAACTTCAGCAAATGTATCCAATGATTCAAGCTGCGGGAGGCGAAATTGACGTTGAAGCTCTTACTAGGGTTTACGCTGAATACCTTGAAATACCAGAAATTCAAAACATCATTACATTTAGCAAATCGTTAAATCAAATGGATCAAATGGGTAGTGGCGGTTCTGAACAAAGAATGCCAAGCAACACAACTAGGAATTATGTTAGACGCAATGTTCCTACAGGCGGGACTCCGCAAGCCAGAAGTCAGGCGTTGCAGCAAAGCATGTACGGAAATGAAAGCCAAAATCAGCAAAACATGCTAAATGAGTCAGGAGCATAATTGTGAGCAAAAAAACTTTCAAAACAAGCAAAGGTTTCAGGACTGTGTTCGCAAAGGTTAAGCCGAATTTCAGAAAGAACCGTAGTGACGTTTTTAACGTGCCAAATGTCAACAATGCAATTAGTCAAGCTAACCCATTGGAATCTCAAAGCATTGGAGTACACCGTTCTCAAGTTCAAGAGTTTAACGAGATGTATCGGGACGCTGGGATTGTTGGCGCGATGCACAAAGAAAACGGAAACCTTGTGATGGAAAGCCGTCAAGCTCGAAATGAAGTGCTAAAACTACGAGGATGTAGAGATAACGATGCCGGTTACGGCGATTACTGTGGTGAACATAACTAGGAGATGGAAATGGGCGAAGAAAAAGAGCAGCCGCTAAGAACAGAGCAATTGATTAACGAAGACGGAGTGCTTGACGAAAAAGCGGCTGGTGCGGCAATAGATAAAGTGATGGAGAAAACTAAACAAGAAAATATTGAAATACTAAAACAAAACACACAGCCAACATCTGATGAAAAAATTCCAGATGAAGGTGGTGATGCCAATGGTAATGAGAAATCTGCCGTTGATGACTGGGTAAATACGGAGGAAATGCAGGAGCTTATAGAAAGTCTTGGATATACAAACGAAGATGCGTTAAATTTTTCAAAGCAAGAAGATTTTGAAACTCATGTCAGGCTTGTAGACAGAAAAAGCATTGAGGAACAAGAGCTTGCACTTGATTTAAACGACGAATCTGAACAAAGAGACTTGTTTAAAGAAAGAGCAGATAAACAACATCGTGAAAATGGCAGATTTGCTAAAAAAGACGATCCGTTGCCTACTCTTGATCCAGACGAATTTGATGAGCAACTGATTGAAGTGATGGAAGCTAGGGACGCGAAAATCGCAGAACTGGAAGCAAGGCTTAATGACGCAGGTAACGACAAAGTGTTAAAGCAATTTGACACTATTGTTGACAACATGGGTTATCCAGAGTTGTTTGGTCATTCAGACAATCTAAACGAATCCGATAAAGGTTTGAGAGATAGGTTGTTTGAGGAATACAAAACAATTTACAACATCTTGGAAGCAAGAGGTAAGTCTGTAACTGGTAAGCGAACAAACGAAACTATGGTTAAGCGAGCTTTTAATTTAGAGTTCGCGGATGAAATTAAAAAAAGTAACCGCCAAAAATTGAGCAAGAAAGTCAAAAAACAATCAAAAAGGATTACCGGCAGTAATGCTGGTTTGCGTAGCGATCATTATGATGGCGATGTAACTAAAGACCCTGTTTTGCATAAATTGTTTGATGAATTTGTTGCCGAAAATGGCTAACATAAAGGTTTGAGACAATGGCACTATATCATCATCAAATCGACGATTTTGTCGAATTAACACTTAACCGATTCAAGAAAAATGAATGGGTTGACATTTCACTTCCTTTGCAAGAATACAAGTTCGCTGGACGTGTGTTTGAAGCAAAGAAAAAAGCCGAACGTGGTGGTGCGCGGCTGGAATGGAAACTGCGAACTAAAAACCAAGGGACTGCAAAGCATTCTGGTTTGTTTGCGGTAGACGATACTAATCGTCGAAACGTGATGACCAACGGAAAGCAGGAATGGTCAAAACAGACTGTCAATTACATTTATGACATTGACGAAGAAAATTTCCAAAGTGGAGCGGAGACAATCATTCGCGAAATGCAATTGCTTGAGCAAGGGCTTTACAATGATTTCTTTGAGTTGATGGAAACAGCCATGTGGACTGCGCCATCATCAAGTTCTCTTGACCCAATGCCTCCTGCTGGTATTCCTTTCTGGCTTCAAAAGAATGATACGCTTGGTTTTAATGGTGGCAATCCTGATGGTTGGTCAAGCGGTGCTGGAACTGTTGATTCAACAGTTTACGACCGATGGAAAAACTACAGCGGAACCTACAAGCAGGTAAGCCGTGACGATCTTGTTGAAAAAATTGTCAATGCTTGTGATTTCACTTATTTCAAGGCTCCAAAAAGCTACGCTGAAATTGGTGGTGGAAAGCCGGATTATGAGTTTGTGACTGTTCATTCCGTTTTGGCTACCATGCGTCGATTGCTGCAAGCTGGCAACGATAACCTTGGTGCTGATGTGGCAAAATGGGCTGGAAATGTTTTGATTAAAGGAAACCCAGTTGACTGGTGTCCTGCAATTTCAAACTCAGATTCCGAAGCCTACGATTCGCAGGCTCCATTTTACGGAATCAACTGGAAGAAGTTTGAATACTATTTCAAAACTGGTCGAAACATGATGAAACACGCGCCGGTCAAAGCTGCAAACCAGCACACCGTTCGCGAGCGACACATGGACAACTGGGGTAACTTCGTTTGTTACGACCGACGACAAGGTGGCTTTGTTTTCCACGTTGCCTAGTAGTGGCGTTTTTGGTTAGGGGTGTCCAGAGTTTACTTAATTTTTTTTGAGGATAAAAGCGATGCAGTTTTTAAATAAACATGAAGATCAACTCAAGCGTGGGTTGACCTATGACCTGTGGAAAAACTTTCCCGCAGGCGAAATATTTGTTCGTGGCGATGCCAGTGAAGGTGTTGGGTGCAAACTTGACGTAGGTGCTGCACCTTACGCTGCTGCCGGTGCGGGGGCTGTCCTTGCAGGTAATGGTGTTCGGGCGTTTACCGATGCAACTGGAACCGTAGCCGGACTGACTCAAGCTCAGTATTCCGGTGGTACTGGATTCCGAATGACATCATCTGTTGATAACGAAGCTGCTGAATTGCAATGGGGTGGCGGTGGTGAACCGTTTATCATTTCAGACACAGCAGCCGATGCTAAAGAGCTATGCTTTGAATGTTGCTTCCGAGTTGACTCGGTAACAGCAAACGATGTTGCGTTCTTTATCGGATTAGCCGGTGCTGGCACTCTTGATGGCAATATGATTGCTGACAATGGTGCTGACATTGCTGATCGCGACATGGTTGGATTGATGTCAACTCACGCCGACACAACCGGCGTGGATGTAATTTACCAAGACACGGGTAGTGCGTTTACTGTCCACAAAGCTGACTTTGCAACTATTGCAGTCAACACTTGGTACATTTTTGGTATGCGGTACTTGCCGAATACGAAGAAGTTGGATTTGTATTGGGGTGTTGGCGACCGCTCGACTCCGTTGGTTAAGTCGTCCGATCCAATTATCTCAACTGACATTGCCGATGGTGTCTTTCCAGACGGCCAAGGTCTTTGTCCGACAATTGCAATCAAGGGTGGTCATGCAGATGACGTGTCTCTTGACATTCGATCTCTTGCTTGTGCGCAAGTGAGCTATGCGGCAGACTAGCGGTTCGTTACCGTTTTTTTAGAGCCTCCCCTTAGTTGCTCCATCTCCAAAGGGGAGGCTCGTTTTTTACAAAAGGTAAATTATGCCAATTTTAAATGACGGTACGCCGGTTTCTGCTGCTTCTGCCTCGGCAATGACAATTAGCTACGCCCAGCTATCGGAAGAAGTCGGGGAGTATCTTGGCATTGGGAGAGATTCATTTAGTGATCTTGAAGAAACGCGAGTCAATTCAATTATCAGGTCAGGTTTGCGGCAAGTTTATTACCCGCAACATTTTAAAGAAGGAATGACGCACCAGTGGTCATTCATGCGACCGGAAGCACAAATTGTTACTACCGCAGCGTATACAACGGGAACTGTAACAATTTCGTCTGGAGTTGTTACTTTGTCGGGCGGGACTTGGCCTAGCTGGGCAGAACAGGGCGAGTTAAATATCAACAGTCAAGTTTATACAGTTAATGTCAGAGATTCTGACACGCAAATCACGCTAGATGATTTAACTGCAACTGCTGCCGCAGGAACAACTCACAGTTTAAACAGACCGTCTTATGATTTACCGGAAGGTTTTGACGGAAATTTTGATGGCAATCTTCATTACAAAACTGGAGACAACACGCTGTGGCCTTCAATTAAAATTACTTCGCCAGCAATGGTTAGGGGAAGGAAGCAAACTTACAATGGTTCAGACCGTCCAGTAATTGCTTCAGTTCAACCTAAAAGTTTTGTTGCAGCAACAGGGCAAAGATGGGAAATCACGTTTTACCCTTCGCCAAGCGATTCTTGGACATTTTATGGTCGCTACAAAATTAGCCCTTTGATGATTGACGGAAGTTCTAAGTACCCGCTTGGAGGCGTGGCAATGGCAGAAGTGTTTTTAGAGTCATGCCTTGCTGTTGCAGAAAAACGATTTGTGGAAGATTCAAAAATACATCAACAAGAATTTTCTCGGCTTTTAGCTCAGGCAATAAACCACGATGCTGATGCGTTTTCGGCTAATTTCTTAGGTTACAATTCGGACAATTCAGATTCTCGCGGCTTAAATGACAATAGTCGTTATGTTGGCAATGCAATTCATTCATACGAAGGGGTCGTTTACTACGACTAGAAATAATGACAAATTTTTCAATAGCAGAAGCGTATTCGGTAGGCACAGATGCAGACGGAAGCAGCAGCGATGCAATTGGGTATGGAGAGTTTGATTGCGGAATGGTTTACATTCCTAATGGCTCATCTATTACTTCATTGACTTGGCTGGCTTGTGATACACTTGGCGGTGAATACGAGCCTGCAAAGCACACTGTAAATTCAGGCTTAACGCCTTTAACTTACGTTGCAACTGTCCAGACTGTTGCGGCAAATGGGGCGTACCCAATTCCACAGGACTTAGTTGGTGCTGTGGGTATCAAGGCTGTTGCAAATGCAGCAGGCGTTGTTTTAGTTAGCTTAAAAAGCAGATAAGGAAAAAAGATGAGTGGACACAGAGCAGCACACGACATGGCAAAGGCTCCTTTGCAACTTACAGATGGTGGCGATGCAAGCATCATTGGCATTGATCGGTTTGGTGGGATTGTTGAACTGGAAACAGCAGCAGCGGAAACAAGAACTCTTGCTGATCCAATTGGCGGTGGCTTGATGGCTACTGTTCGTATGCGAGTCGATGGCGGTGATTGCACCGTGACGGCAACCAATGGTCTTAACGTAGCAGGCAACACAACTGCTGTGTTTGCAGACGTTGGGGATTTGCTTCACATGGTAAGCGTAGAAACTGCAACGGCTGGAACTTTCCGTTGGGAAATTTTGACCAATACCGGAAGCGTAGCATTGTCGTAAGGATGAGCAGTTGCGAACTATTGAACTTCATTTTCCGATTGAAGGGATTAACCGGCGAATGCCGGAACGTCCCAAACAAAAACGAGGCAGTTATTCCTGCCCTTGGGCGGTGAATGTATGCAATGAGGACAACATAGAGCGACGATTGAGAGGCGGGAGTCGAGTTGGCTTAACTAAGTTTGTTGCAAATGATTTGGGAACAACAATAAGCGACCTTGCTTCTATTAACCTTTCAAGTGAATCTGGCTCTACTGAAGTTCTTTTTGCGTTGGTTGATTCATCCATCAAGACGGTGACTGGCGGGGTGTTTGCAACTCCGGTTGCATATCTTGGTGAAACTCCCGACGATCCATCTGATGCGGCAGATTTACTGACTGACGATGCTGGAAATAACATTCTTGTCAGTTCTGTGGCTGCTCCTTCGTCTGGGTTTCTTGTCAGCGGGCAACAAACTGTTCTTGCCGTGACAGCCAGTAGCGTAATTCGTTTTAACCCTAAAACTGGGCAAACTGATTTGATCGTAGCTAGTGCTGGGACTGTTCCAACTGGAGCGACCTTTGGGGCTGTCTATAGAGATAGGCTGATTGTTTCAGGAGGCGATAATGCAATCTATGCTTCCAAGATGGGAGATTATTCAAATTGGGATTATGGACGCGATATAAGTGACGGAAGCAGAGCAATCGTATGGCAGTTGGCTTTAAGTTCAGACGTTGGGCTGGCTCCGACTGCAATGATCTCACACAAAGACAGTTCTTTGATGATTGCTTCAAAGACAACTCTTTGGGTTCTTCGAGGTGATCCGGCAAGCGGGCAACTTCAAAGAGTGTCTGATAATATTGGGATTGTTTCGTCTAAAGCATGGTGCAAATCGGACGATACAATTTTCTTCTTATCTGATTGTGGCGTTTACAAGGTGGGGGCTGACGGTTCGGGACTTGCTATGGTTTCTGAAAATTCACTTCCCGCCGAATTGGATGACATAAACACCTCGACCACGACCGTCCTGATGGAGTACGAGCAAGAACGGAAGATGATACATGTGTATTTAAAAACCGCAGGTGGAAATGATACCCATTGGGTTTACGAATTACAGACAGAGGCTTGGTGGGCAGTTCGGCTTCAAAATGACCATTCACCTGTAGCAGTTTGCAAGCACAAGGGTGAAGTGATACTTGGTGGCAATGATGGTTACGTGCGAAAGGTTGGGGGGAGCGACGACGATGGGACTGCAATTCAAAGCCATGTAATCATGGGAGCAATGAGGTTGGGTTCAGTTGATAGAAGTGGAATAATCAACATGCTTCATGGAGCTTTAGGCACAGGAAGCGGCACTGTAACTTGGAGAGTTGTTGTTGGTGCATCTGCCGAAGAAGCATCGGATAACGCAAAGTTGGCTATAGAAGCCTTTCAAGCGGGTGGAGATTACTCCGGTTACGTCAAGCACACGGATACATGGTCGGCTGGAAGGTCTCTAGCTCAATACCCGCGAGTTTCATCGCTTTGGTGCTGCATTTGGCTTCAATCAACAGACAGATGGAGCTTCGAGGGAGCAAGTATGCAATTAAAACTTTCAGGCAGGTACAGATAATGGCTGATGTATATTACAAAAACTTTGTTTCGGCTTTACCGGCTGATACGGTCGGGGGTAGTGAAAAGATTGCCGTTGTTGATGGATCAACTACAAAATACCAGACCCCTGATTTAATCAAAGCGTACATCATTGCGGCTTTGACAGCTTCCGGCGCGGTGACTCCAACCACCGGCGATGCGTTAATCATGGAGCGTTCAGGGACAGAGGGAACCTTTGATCTTGATGCTTTGTGCGATTATGTATACGCCTACCTTTGGACAGACCCAAGTGAGGTTACTCCGGCGACAAGTGCAGACAAGTTAATACTTAATCGCGGTGGGACAAAATACAGCATCGACATTGATACGCTGGGTGCGTATTTCAACACGGAAAATGGATCGTTGGGAGCGCAAATTGCGGCGTTGAGTGCTGCAACACTTGCCGATTCAGATGAGTATCCTCTTTCCCAAGGTGGAACCGCAAAGAAAGTGACCTTTGCCAACCTCTCGGCAAGAGTCCAAGCACAATTCAACTCTTATCTTGCCGCGTTGTCTGCGGTAAGCTCGCCAGTAGACGCGGACACATTGTATGTTCTTCAAGGGACAACAGCCAAGAAGATGACGTTGACGGTGTTGGCAAACACTTATCTGGCAGCGGAACTTGACGTAGAAGACTTTGGCTGGGGAATGGCTGAAGCTGACCCTGCCGCTTCCGGTGACATGCTGTTGATGGAACGGAGTGGAACTAGATACAAGCTGGACGTTGACACGTTGGTTACATTTGCAGCATCAGGGCTTCAAGACGGGGTTCTCACGTTTTCCGGCCTTGCTGCTGCAAGTCCTAATGGTGCTGACATGTTTACTGTCGATGACTCTGGGACTCCTAAGAAACTCACCCTTACAAACTTAGAGACAAAACTGTGGGTCGATTACGCAGCCTACGTCAACAGTTTGTCGCCAGTCAGCACAACGACTGCTACTGATAGAATTTACTGTCTTCAGGGTGGAACTCCAAAATACGTTACCCCAGCAGTTCTTTCGGCTTTTATGAACGTCACTACGGGTGATGTCATCGCGCCTGTGGCGACAACTCAATACAACGTCCCGCAATGGGATTCTGCCGCAAAGACGCTTACGGACGGGCTGTCGGTCGTCACTACGGTTAGGTTTACGGGCAGTGAGTCAGATAGTGCATTGCCGACAGAGCAGGCAGTCTCGGAGGCCGTTGAGGACATCACCAACCTCGACATTGACGGCGCGACAGACATTGGAGCCGCATTAGTTGATGCCGATCTGTTTATCGTTGATGACGGGGCTGGTGGTACAAACCGCAAAGCAACAATGGCTCGCCTAAAGACGTACATTGGCTCTGGCGATGTGGCAGGTTTAGATATTGACGGAACGGCAGATATTGGGGCAGGGCTGGCTTCTACCGATTTAATCATTGTTGATGACGGAGCCTCTGGAACCAACCGCAAGTCTCAGGTAAGCAGAATCAAGACTTACTTAGAAACCGTTGGTCACTACGCCAACATCTATGTGGATTCGTCAAAAATGCACCCATGCACCACAAACGGGGCTGCTGCATTGGCAAAGAACGAATACGGGACAAATGACGTTGACGTGCAGTATTTTGCATTTGACGGCGGTGCGACCGAGGAACGTGTTCAGTTCAGCATAGTAATGCCAGAGGATTGGAACAGAGGCACAATTAAAGCAAAGTTTTACTGGTCTTCAGCTAGTGGCTCAACGGCTGGGGATACTGTTGAATGGGGGCTGAAAGCAAATGCACTTGGAGACAATGCTGCAATAGATGCGGCTTTAGGAACTCCGCAAATTGTTAGCGACACGCTATTGGGAAGCAGTGGAACCAAAATGCAAGTCACTCCGGCGACACCAGCAATAACCGTTGGTGGATCAGCTAGTTTAAACAACCTTATTGTTTTTGAGATTTACAGAAACACTGACGGAACAGACGACATGGCTGAGGATGCTTGGCTGTTTGGTCTTAATATTCAATACCAAAGAAACCAAACTGTCGCAGCTTGGTAGTAGGGAAGCAGCATGGGCGTATTCTCATTTCCAGCAGTCTCGATTTACGATTCTACCGCTACCGGACGGTCGCTCATTACTGCTGCCGACCAAGCAGCCGCACGCGCAGCGATAGGTGTTGATACCTCCGATTATGGCTTGCTGGATAGCGACAACACTTGGACAGGCGATAACACTTTCACGCAAACGCTAACTGTTAATCAAATACAAAACAGCTTAGGTTCCGAAGGAATAAAGTTTGACGCAAACTATGGTTATCTCACTGATGCCAACGGTGCATCCAATGTATTGCGTTGGGGCAGCAGTGGATTCGAGCCTTACCAAGTATTTAAACCACGCTACGACGAAACCATTGATTTTGGTGCAACAAGTCGCAGGTGGGTGACGGGTTTCTTTGTAAACCTTGATTTAAAAACTAGCATCAATGTTTTTAATCTAGGTGAGTTTGGCGATACTAACACTGAGTTTCTGGAAACTAGCTTTGACTCTAACGTAGCAACGATTGCGACCAAAGCAACAGGATCAGGCTCGTTAAGGTCTTTTGATATTAGTGTCGGAAGTAGTCGCAGGTTAAGAGGCGACACAGCTTTCACATATTTGTATGGAGCATCCGGCGGTTACATTTACTTTGGTGCGAATCTTTTAAGACCACAGAGTGGTCAATCAATTAACATTGGATACACTACAGACCGATTTAATGGCGTTTATGCAACTTCGGGCAACTTTACAGTTGTTGACACGAATCAACTTCGCGGTTCTTCGTCGATTAACTTTAACATAAACAACGTAACGAAACTGGTAATCGGAAATACCTCTATTTCCCATTATGTAAGTTCAATTCCACTTGCTACCGGATTAACTCTTGGAAATAGCAGCAACGAATGGGGTGACCTTTTTAGTGTTGACGGCACTTTTAGTGGTACGCTAACGACTGACCTAATTCAAGGCGGTGAATCACTACTAAAACTTAACGAATCGGCAAGCCAGTTTTTAAACATCTGGAACGCTGCGGGCAGCACTCAATACTACAGTTTCCGAAACAATTCTTTTCTTCCGAAGGTATCCAGTATTAAACTTGGCTTGCCGGTTTCTACTGCTCGTTGGTTAGAAGTACACGCAGTCGCCGGAAGTTATGAAAATTTAAACGTCGAGACTGGTGGCTCGTTCAAGTTTTACAACTTAGGCGATAGCCACACAAACACGACGAACACTGAGTCGATGAGCTTGTATTCAACGAGCAACGTCAACTATCTCTACAGTGCAGCGACCGGATCGGGAACGGTTCGAGATTTGCGAATTGGTTCTTCATCAAACAATATCTGGTTTAGGAATAGCTTTGGGGCTTATATTTTTACTGCTGGAGGAACCGCGAAATTAGAAATTACTTCTTCGGGTGTAATTCTGCAAAGTGATTTATTCCCTTGGCCTGATGGCACTGAAGTTTGTGGACAAAGCAATCATATTTGGTCAGAGGTTTGGCAAGGTGCGGCAAAGGTGCGCGGTAGCTATGTAGACAATAGCAACTATGGTTATTTGTCGATTGAACCAAATGGCGACAACTACAAATTTAAGGTTAATTCTCTTGGAACAACTGCCGGTGGAGGATTTATCTTTCAGACTTCGCAGTTATCATCGTCAGCCAATGAAGGTTTTAAATTCGACGTTGATTATAACGGTACGATCAGTTGGTATTTTGGTGGCAATTCACGCGGCTACATGAACAAAAGCCAAGCAGTGTTTAACGTAGCCGTACAAACCAACTCAAGTTTTACAATTAACAGAACGTGGAATAATGCGTCAACAATATTTCAGGGCTTTGACGCGAACATAACCGACACAGCAAGCGATGTAAACTCAAACTTGCTGAATCTGAAAGTAAGCGGTGTTCAAAAGTTTAGAGTCAAAAAAGATGGAACTTGCACCGCAACCGCGTTTGTAGGTAATGGATCAGGCTTAACAAATCTGCCTGCTGCAACTGTAGACACTGGCGAGGACTATACTTGGACAGGCGACCACACATTCGATGGTGGAGTCACACTTCCTGCTAATGTGATCGACAGCGACCATTACACCGATGGATCAATCGACACGGCTCACATTGGCGACAACCAAGTCACGGCTGACAAACTGGCTCACACGGCAGTAACCGCCGGATCATACACTAACGCCAGTATTACCGTGGACGCTCAAGGCAGGCTGACGGCTGCTTCCAGTGGTGCTGGTGGTGGCGGTGGCGTTTCCGACTTGAGGCTGAAGTCTGACATATTTAATTTGGAAAACTCATTAGATCGGGTTATGAAAATCTTTCCAAGAAGTTTTGTTTGGAAAGATGGATACAGACATGTTCACAGTAATAAAGGAAAGGACTTTGGGTTTTTAGCTCAAGAGGTGGAGATTGCAGAACCAACTTTGGTAGGCGAACACATGGACTACAAGACTGTCCAGTATGAAAAGTTTGTTCCACTTTTGGTTGGTGCAATTCAGGAACTTTACGAAGAAATTAAACAAATAAAAGAAAGAATTTAATGGACGAAACGCAAGAGACAAAGCAAGCAATTCAAGTTATTGGCATTCAAATGGAAACATTAGCTCAATTGCCTTCTGTAAAGCAATTTTTAGAGCTTTCACAAAAACGCGATTTGTTAATTAAGACATTACCAAAAGAAGACAATAAAGGAGATGACTAATGAGTCACGCAGATTTTACAGTAACAGTAGTTGATCTTGATGAAGGAACACACGGGGCGTTGGCAGCTAAGTTTATCGTTGATAAAGAAAACGAAAAACGAGCATTTAACGAGCCTCCTGCTGATCCGCTACCTGTAACACCTTGGGCAGATTTAAAAGCCAGTTATTTAACCGTGTTAACAGCAACGATTCAGTCGGCGCATGAGAACTACATCGTGCAGCAAGCGAACGATCAAGCGCGAACAGATGAGTTAGATTCTAGATGGCTTGAGGGTGGCGAAGCAGAGAGAACTGCTGCACTTGCTGCTTTACCACCTGCTCCAGAACATCACGATTAAAGGGACTTCAATGGCTACGCAAAAAATACAATTTGCTTATACGTCTGGGCAAACTCTTACAGCAAAGGTGTTTGCTATTGGCGGGGATGCTGTCTTGCATACGGCTTCGTCTGTTGCAGAATTGCCTGCGAGTAGTGGGCTTTATAAAGCAACATTTACAGGTTCGCCTGCAATTGATGGCAAGCATCGAGTGGTTGTATTTCTTGCAGGCCAAGGAGTTGCTTCATACGAAGTTAAATTTACTGGAACTGACACAGAAATAGTTCAGGCTGGCGAATTTACCAACGTAGATGTCTCAGGGCTTGGCGGTGCAGGTTCAATTACTTACGAGCTAACCGTCAAGTCTTCAGGGACTCCAGTAGCGGGAGTTGAATGCTGGGTTTCTACAGACTCAGCAGGCTCTAACGTGGTTGCGGGTACGCTTACCACAAATGATTTCGGAGTCGTTACGTTTTTACTTGACGCAGGAACTTATTACTTGTGGCGAGATTCAACAACTCACAGTTTTCCTAAACCTACAACTATCACGGTGTCCTAATGCCGCATACAGAACTTGATCCACAGTTTCAGGACATAACGCCTGCTTGGAAAGGTCTTCCAAACATGAACGGCTGGTATTTTACCAGCGTTGTGGATGGAATTTCCGAGGAGGCATTGCCGTGGCTTTTAGCTCAAGGGTGGCAGCTTAATGCAGCAAACACCGATGAAAGTACAGAGCCTCCGACAACAACCTACTTAATGGCAAGGACTAGGCTGCTGCATTGGAATGTGCTTTACAGCCTTTTGGTTGACTTTACTAATTCGTTCAATGAAGGTCGCTGGGCAAATGATGCAAGGTACGAAGATATTATCTTCAACATGCAAAACATGCTTGACAAGCACCAGTCCGAAGTGACGGAATTTGTAGACGAAAAGGCTGGGGGTGAAAGCGGCTATCTTACTATAATGCTTAATCAAGTGGATCAAACTGCCGCCGACTACGATTCTTACAAAGAAGAATACCAAAGCAAAGATTCAGGTGACAGGGCAACGGAATTAGCCAAGCTCAAGACGACATGGGCAAACGCGGCTGACACTGCTCAAGCCGAATACGACGAAATGACTAGCGGGTTAAATATCGGGGCTATCATTGACGGAGTTGATGGGGCAATTGATGATTTTGCAGTTGCAGTCACAGCGTTTAACAATGAATACGCCGATCTGGGTACGACTCTTGTAGCCGACTACGAAGCCCATCAGGTCATAGCAAAGGCTTTGTTAAACGATCTTGGCTCCACAGAGCTTATTAGAATTAACGAGAAGTTTGATGCAGATTTGGCAACTCAAAGCCAAGCAATGATCGACAGGGGATTCTATTCTTCAGGAATCATGGCAGACATAACTTCTAGGAACACCCGCGAAAGAAACGAAGCTATCGCTGAACTCAACGACAAGCTCTCAAGAGAAAAACTCCAGAACCAGCACACGTTGTACGGTCAGCAATACCAAATGCGGCTGGGTGGTTTGGATGCAAGCATGAAAGCAATTGACGCATCCTCGAAAATTGTTTCCTCAAGACTCCAGCATGGTCAATTCTCTGCTGAAATCAGACACAAGATTGCCACTCTTTCAGTTCAAACAAGGCTTGCG